AAAGAAGATAAATTTAACTCAGACATAGATAAGTATAGAGACGATAAAAGGTTTACTATTATAGATGTTGAGTATACAGAAACTAAAGGTACTTGTTGGGCTAGAAATAGAATACAACAAGAATACAAAGGAGAAACTTATACATTACAATTAGATAGTCACCATAGATTTGTAAAGAACTGGGATACTAAGGTTAAGAAAATGTATAATAAGTTAAAAAAAGAAGGTTATAATCCTTTACTAACTGCTTATATTCCTAGTTATAATCCAGAAAACGATCCAGAAGACAGAATAAATGAACCATGGGAGTTAGCATTTGATAGGTTTATACCAGAAGGAGCTATATTCTTCTTACCACAAACAATGCATGATAAAGATAAACCTCAGTTAGGTAGATTCTTTTCAGCACACTTTGCATTTACAGAAGGTAAGTTTTGTACTAAAGTACCTCATGATCCTAATTATTATTTTCATGGAGAAGAAATTAGTTTAGCTGTTAGAGCTTATACACATGGTTATGATATCTTTTACCCTAATGAAGTTATAGCTTGGCATGAATATACTAGAAAAGGTAGAACTAAACATTGGGATGATGATAAAACATGGGTAGAAAAAAATACTACTAGTCATGCAAGAAATAGACAACTATTAGGAGTAGATGGAGAGGTGTGCAGTCCATGTAATGAAAAGACTTTCGATAAGTATGGTTTAGGTAAAGAAAGAACTCTAGAAGATTATGAATTATTTGCTGGTGTTAGATTCTCAGATAGATCTGTAACACAAAGAGTATTGGATAAAGTACCACCACCAGGTAGTAAGTACGATATGTTTTTTCAGAAGTTTAAACACTGTATAGATGTACATAACGATAGTTTTGGTTATGATGATTATAGTTTTATAGCAATTATACTTCACGATAGACAAGGTAAAGAGTTATATAGAAAAGATCTTTCAAAAGAAGAAGTACTTAATTATAGAGCATCATTAGATGGATGGTGGAAGGTATGGGTTGAATATACTGGTCCTTTACCACACAAATGGATAGTATGGCCTCATAGTGAAAAAGATGGTTGGGTAGAGTATAGAGAAGGTGTTATTGCTAATACAGTTTCTTAATGATAAGAGTACATTATTTAGAAAACGTTCCTTGGGATAGAGAACACTTAAGTTATTTTAAAAGATTCACAAAATATTTACAGACTAAGTTTACAATAGAGGTTAAGACATATAAACCAGAAGAGGCTTTAGATTTATGTGTAGATATACCACCATTTGATAAACCTAAAATAAGTGATGTTGACTTTGTTATAGAAAATACAGAGTTGAAAAAAATAAAAATCTTTTCTTTTACAGAATACTTTTTACATTTTTTAATACATTGGAGTAAAAGTGAGCATGTAGATAGTATACATCTTGGTCATTTTTCTTACCACTGGTTATATAATTGGTGTAAATCAGATAATAACTTACACAACATACACAAAATAAAACCTTTTACTTTTTTATCTTATGCACCATTTGACCCTACACCTTATAGAAACAAAAGAGAAAATGATAAGTTATTCTATTTAGGTAGTGGTGTTAATAGTTATAGAGAGACAGTAAAAATAGTAAACGAGAAAGGTTATTTACAACCACTGGTAAATGTAGACCATAAAAATTATTTAGAACTACTCAGTAAACAAAAAATAGCTTTATCTCATTATTTAGACTTAAGTAAAAACGTTAACCATTATGAACATACAGGAGAGTTTTGTTATAGAGATATAGAAATGATGGCTTTAGGTATTCCTTTTGTAAGAATGGAATTTAGAGATACTACTTATGATCCAATGTTACCTAACATACACTATATACCTATTTTAAGAGAAGATTGTTTCTTAGCTTATGAAAGGAATGGTAATGAAGGTGTAGCAGATCTATACATAAAAAAATACTTAGAGGTAAAAGATGATGAAGATTACTTAAGTTATATTTCAAACAATCAAATTGAATGGTACGATAGAAATAATAAATCACCTGAATCAGAACAACAAGCATATAAATTATTAAACTTAAAAGAATGGGAGTAGTAGGACATACCGCTTATGAAGGATTAACAGTACAGCAGCATGACGATGTATTTAAAGTATTTGATGACTTTTTAGCAGACATTAAACCAGATAGAATACTGGAAATAGGTACTGCTGGTGGTGGTTTAACTTTATTTATAAGACATAACTTACCAGACACACCTATACTAACATTTGAAGTATATGATCAACCTTGGTATGATAGACTAAGAGAAAATAACGTTGATGTTAAAATAGAAAATATTTTTAATCATGCATACAATGCTTTAGAAAAACCAGAAGCAATAGAATCTTTTATACAACAAGAAGGTATAACATTAGTTTTATGTGATGGTGGTCATAAAATAGGAGAGTTTAACTCTATAGCACCTTTACTTAAAAAAGGAGATTTTATTATGGCTCATGATTATGTAGCTAACAAAGATGAATTCGATAAAAATTACTACAACAAGATATGGAACTGGATGGAAATACAAGATTCAGACATACAACAAGTATCAGAAGAACAAAACTTAATAAATTATAACCAAGAAAACTTTAGTAAGGTAGTATGGGTATGCAAAAGAAAACAATGACAACATTAGTAACAGGTTTATGGGATTTAAAAAGAGGAGAGTTAGGTAATAACTTTACAAGAGGTTATGACCACTACTTAGAATGCTTTGAAAAATTACTTAAGTTAGACGTTAACCTAATTGTGTTTGGTGATAGAGAGTTAGAAGACTTTGTAAATAAACGCAGAGAAACTAATATACAGTTTATATACAGAGAGTTAGATTGGTTTGAGAACGAGTTCTTTAATACCATACAAGAATTAAGACAAGATGATGACTGGTATAGTCAAGTAGGTTGGTTAGCAGAATCACCACAAGCAAAATTAGAATACTACAACCCAGTAGTTATGTCTAAGATGATGTTACTGCATGATGCTAAATTATTAGATGATTTTAACAGTGACTATATGTATTGGATTGATGCAGGATTAGCTAATACAGTAAACCTAGATACATACGTAAATAATAACACGTTAAATACAATTAGTAATAAATTAAAAGACTTCTTATTTGTTACTTACCCTTATAATGCAACTACTGAGATACATGGTTTTAAATACCCAGACATAAACAAATATGCAGGTGAAGAAGTAAAATTAGTAGGAAGAGGAGGATTCTTTGGTGGTAAAAAGAGCATTATAAACACAGTAATGAATGAATACTATAGACTTGTTGAAAATACTTTGACAGCAGGTTATATGGGTACAGAAGAAAGTATCTTTGCTATTATGCTTTATAAACTACCAGATATTATCTCTTATCATATGATAGAAGAAAATGGTTTACTATATAAAGTATTTCAAGATGCAATAGATAATAAAACTATAGTACAGAAAAATAAACATAAAGATAAAATAGAGAACACAGGACTCTATGTAATAACGTTTAACTCTCCTAATCAATTCGAAACTCTTATAAAGAGTATTGAACTATATGATAAGACTTTGTTAGATACAAAGAAATACTTATTAGATAACTCTACGGACGATAGTACAAAAGTGAAATACGTAGAATTGTGTAAAAAGTACGATTTTGAAATGATAGGTACTGGAGAAAATATAGGTATATGTGGTGGAAGACAGTATATAGCAGAACATTTCGATAAGACAGACTTAGATAGTTATTTTTTCTTTGAAGATGATATGTTCTTTTACAACGGTAAAGAAAGTACTTGTAGAAATGGATTCAATAGATACTTTGACAACTTTTTTACTAAAATAAAAGAAATAGTAAACGAAGAAGGTTTCGACTTTCTAAAATTAAACTTTAGTGAGTTTTTTGGTGATAACCAGCATCAATGGTCATGGCATAACTTACCTCAAGATAAAAGAGATAGGTTCTTTCCAGGTATAACTGAAAAACCATTTACTAAATACAACAACATTAAAAGCTTTAACGGTATACCTTATGCAACAGGTGAGGTTTATTATTGCAATTGGCCACAACTTGTAACAAAAGAAGGTAACCGTAAATTATTTTTAGAGACAACTTGGGAATATCCGTACGAACAAACATGGATGTCGTTTATTTACCAAAAGACTAGAGAAGGTTATATAAAACCAGGAATTTTGTTGGCAACACCGACAGAGCATGATAGATTCGAACATTATGATGCTGATTTACGTAGAGAAAACTAAATATATATTCTATTTAGGGTTCAGCCTATTTATTTTTATAGGAAATTACTTTTAACCCTAAAAATCTTTTAATATGAACAAAGATCAATTAAAGGAGCTTGTAAAAAAGTATTTTTCACTTACCGAAATGACTGAAACGGAAAACTCTTCAGAGGAAAATCAAAACTTTGATTCAGCTACTTTAGTAGACGGAACAAAAATTACAAACAAGAAGGACTCTTCTTTCGCTGTTGGTGATGAATTGTACGTTATTACAGAAGCAGGAGAAGAAGTATTGGCTCCATCTGGCGAACATACTACTGAAAGTGGTATAACTGTAACAGTAGACGGTGAAGGAAAAATCACTGGAATAGCTCGCCCAGACGGTGATGATTCTGGTTCATTAGCAGAACACGAAGAAGAGATGAAGGACCTTGATAAAGGCCCTGCTAAAGTTCTTCAAACAGAAGCTACTGAATTATCAGAAGAATCAACAAAAGAGGTTAAGTTAGAAGAAGATGAGATCGATATGGACATGCACCCTGAAGAGGAAGCTATGGACATTAAAGAAGAAATCATTGAAGCTATCATGACTGAAGTAGGACCTGCAATAGAGGAACTACGCAAAAAAATGACTGAGCACGAAGATATGTTGACAGAACACGAGGAAAAAATGACAGAGTACATGAGTGCTCCATCATCTAAACCGACTGCAGAATCAAGATATGCTAAGTCTAGAAATAACTTCGAAAAACCTAAAGCAGTGTACAATCAAAAGAGGTACGAAAAAGCTTTATTTAAATTAACAAACTCTAAAAATCAATAATTATGGCACTAGATGTATCAGCATTAAATGACTTTAATAATGAGTTAGCAGGTAAATTAGTCTTAGACTCAGTTTATACTGGTAACACAGCAGAGTACGTTAGCGTTCAGGAAGGCATCAAATTTCAAGAGCCTCTTAATCTTGTATCAGTAGCACCTTACTTCCAAGGAGGTAACGCCGTTTCAACTGCTTCAGGATCAGCTGACTTTACTCAAAGGAACATAACAGTTACTAAAAGAACTGCTTATGACGCATGGAACTTGCAACTTCTTACTGAGAAGTATACAGGTAAAGCTTTCTTACCAGAAGGCTCTTACGAAGACACAATGACAATCTTAACAGAGATGTCAAGTGATCTAGTAAAAAAATCACAACAAAATAACGATGACTTCTTATGGAACTCAATTAGTGGATCTACATTCGCTAACTCTACAGTAACACCACAAGCAGATGGATTCAAGAAATTAATTTCAGGATCTACTTCAGGTGTAAATGTAGCAACAGGTATTGGAGCAGATGCAATTGTAGCAGTTACAGCATACTCTCAGATAGCTAAAATGTTAGAATCAGTAGATGTAAACGTACTAGATGCTCCAGACCTAACAGTATGGTGTGGTACTTCAGTATTCCAAAGAATAATTCACGGATTAACTACTCAAAACTTATTCCACTTCGATCCTACAACAGTAGCAACAAGAGGAGGTTTTTATGAAGTCCCATTACCAGGATATCCAAATATAAAAATAATTGGAACTTATGGTTTAAGATCTTCAGAAAGAGTAATAATCGGCCCAGCATCTGATATGGTAGTAGGAACAGATTTATCTTCTGATACTACAAACTTCCAAATGTGGTACGATATCAATGGAGACGCATTGAAATATAGATTAAGAAATAAGTTAGGAGTTCAAATCGGACACCCATCATACTTCGTATCTAACGACCAAGCGTAAGTAGAAGCTTTATACAGTATATGGGGTTTTAATTAACCCCTAATACTTTTTTTTTAACCTTTAAAAAATAACATTATGGCATGTAATTTAAGTAGCGGATTTTCTTTAGGATGTCGTGACAATATTGGGGGCATAAAAAACTTATATATATTATCTGGATCAGTATCTAGTGTTACAGCATCATCTGGTGCTATTAGTAACATAGCAGGTACAGGTACTTTCTTTAAGTTTGAGCTACCAAGAAACGTCGGTGACTTTACAGAGACTCCAACACCAAGTTTAGAAAACGGAACAGTTTTTTATTCTCAGGTAACAAATTTAGCTATGCATAAGTTACAAGCTTCTATAAGAAATCAAGTAAAAGTATTAGTTCAAAACCCTGATCTAAAGATTGTTGTTGAAACAAACAACGGTACAGACGATTATGTAGGACAATTCTTTTATGTAGGAAGATACAGAGGAAGCACTGTAACAGGTGGAACAGGTGGAACCGGAACAGCAATGGGAGATGCAAATCAATATGCATTAACTTTTGAAGCAATGGAACCTAACCCAGCAGAAGAGATTACCACTACTGGTAATTTAACTGATGCGTTAACTACTATCACAGTTAGCTAAACTGAATAAGAATAAGGGTTGGTTTAATTATCAACCCCTATTTTATTAATTTAAAGATATGTTAAACATATACCCTACTCAAGCAACAGGAAGTGTTGCAATATGGCCAGCAACTGGTAGTCGTACTGGTGCTAACTATAAACTAGAGCTAATCAATGACATGAATATGAATTCATCGTCATTTTCTTTGTCTCTAACAAACACTCCTAATAACCTAAGTGAGTATATGCAGTTAGATTATCTTTCAGGCTCTGCAGGTATACCAAGTGCTAGCGGTTTATATAGTTATAACTTAAAAGCAGATATAGCAGGAGGGCAATTAAAATGGACTGAAGCTGCCAATTTATGGACAGCTATTCAAAGTCAATGGACTAATGTTACAACAGCAAGTGGAATATTTGAAACAATAGACAGTGGTAGAGCATTTGTATATGGAACTAATGATCCAGAGTTTACAGAAAACATTACCTCAAATGAAAATGGTACATATATAACTTACTATTCATAAAATGGCAGATACTAATAAATTTAATTTTACAAAAATTAATAACTCCAAGTTAAGAGAATTTAACCATAAGGAGTATAAAAAAGATAAAAACGAGAAGTTCGTAAAAAATGGAGACGATAATATGTTTCCACAACACTTAATTGAAATGTATAATAAAAGTTCTGTTAACGCAGCTTGTATTAATGCTATAGTTGAAGGTATTATAGGACAAGGGTTAACAGCTAACGATGAATTATACTTAGAGAGAGCTAATTCAGCTGGTGAAAGTTGGAATGACTTATTCACTAAATGTTCTCTAGATTTTAAACTCCACGGTTCGTTCGCCATGGAAATAGTTTACAGTAATGACAGAACTAGGCTAGAAGCTTATCATGTTGACTTTAGTTATTTAAGAGCTAAAGAAAAGAATAAGTACGGCCACATCCCTGGTTATTTTATCTCAGAAGAATGGGACAGAAAAAATAGATTTTCAGGTATTGTTTATAAAAGCGAGGATAATATGGACTATCTGCCAGCGTACAATCCCGATAAAAAACAAGAAGAACCTCATCAAATCTATGTTCACAGAGACTACAGACCAGGGCAATCTTACTATCCTCTACCGGATTACGTAGGAGCATTAAGAATTATCGAACTAGATACCTCTATTGATGACTTTCACGTAAACAATATTAAGAATGGTTTAGCACCATCACTTAGTATTACCACTTTTACAAATGGTACTCCGGATCAATTAAGAGAGATAGAACAACAACTATTAGCAAATTATGGTGGTACTAACAATGCAGGTTCACTTATGTATATTGATGTACCAGAAAAAGAAATGGCACCAGTAATAACTCCAATACCTCAAAATGGAGCTGATGGGTACTATACTACCATTAATGATTTAGTAATGCAGAAGATTTTAACTGCACACAGAATTACTAGTCCAATGCTATTAGGTATCAAAACAGAAGGACAACTTGGTGGAAGAGCAGAGTTAATAGATGCTAATTTATTATTCATGAATTTAGTTATCTTACCTTTCCAGCAAGACCTATTAAGCTGTTTTGAAATGATAATGTCATTTAACTATCCTGATGTAGTATTAGGTATAGAGCAAAAAAGATTACTAGAAGATGGAGTACAGGATCAAGAAGTAATCGTTGGAACAGACACAACAGATGCAG